CCATATTATAGAAGAAAGGGGATGGTTAAGGATTTGATCATTAAAGATAAATCAAGACTTCAGGAATTGATGGAATCTGGAAATACACCTTGTGTGTTATTTACTCGTACTCAAGAACAAAAGAAAACGCGAGCTGTATGGGGTTTTCCTATATACCAGACTTTCTTAGAGATGTCCTTCTTTCAACCGTTCTTAAGATTAGAGAAGAATTTTACTTGGCGAAGTGCTTTGGGCGGGCCTGAAAGTGTTGATCCTAGTGTTCAGGATATCTTCAGGAATAAAAGAGAGGACGAAACGTTTGTTAGTATTGACTTTTCTTCTTATGATGCATCAATCAATTATCAGTTAATTGATCTTGCTTTTGAGTTCATTTCAACATTTTTCCAACCTAAGTACCGAGAAACACTTATGGGAATTAGCAAGACTATGAGTACTATTGGAATTATTACTCCGGACGGAATTTTGGACGGTAGACATGGAGTACCATCTGGAAGCACATTTACCAATACAGTAGATAGCATTGTTCAATATCTTATTGTTGCCAGTTTATTAACCAGAGATGATATCCCTGAAGAGGTGGTATACCGTATCTTGAGGTTCGCTCAGATTCAAGGTGATGATGGGATTTATATGGTTCCCAAGAAGTATCTAGATATTGTCTTAGACAATTTCGGTTTATACAGAATATCAGCTAACTTGAAGAAAACTGAAATTGATGAAGCCATGATCACGTTTCTTCAAAATTTATATCAGATGAATATTAACGAACACGGTGTTTATCCAGTTTATAGAGCCTTGAATAGGCTAATTCACCAAGAACGTTTCACAGACTTTAGTGATAGTGACCTAGCTGGTAAGGAGTACTTTGGAATTAGGACTATTTCCATTCTTGAGAACTGTAAGAATCACCCACTACACAAAGAGCTTGTTTTATTTGTCGCAAGACGTAACAAGTACAGATTAATCCCTTCAGCAAAAGCTGTTCAGAAATATCACGAATTCATGTCTGACAGAAGTGGTGCTGAGGACATTATTTATCATCAGTATGGACAAAATACGATGGGTCTTTTCAACTTCAAAACAGTGAAGATCCTGATAGATAATGGGTTCTAAAATACCGCGGG